GTAGATAGCCCAGTAACTGATACTACGCAGGATGATATATCAAGAAACGTCCACGTTAAGATACAAGGCCTACCTTTAGGTAATAAAACTAACTTATAGGAATCGTTGACGAATGTATAAAAACCTAGTAAATTGTGTGATACTCGCCTATTTACAAGTGTTGCGTACTTGCTTAAACATTAACAATATAAAGAGAAACTATGGGATTTAATCCGTTTAAAGCAGCAAAAAAAGTAACAAAAAAAATTTTAAACCCTGTTGTTAAAGGGGTTTCTAAAGTTACAGATAAAATTTTACCAAATGAATTAAGATTTTTAGCACCATACGCAGCTGGTATTGGTACACTTATGTTACCACCAGGTATGGGACCTTTAGCAAGAGCTTTTGCTGGAATGGGTTTAAATACTGTAGGACAAATTGCATCTGATGAAACTCCTATAGAAAACATCGATGATTTAAATGCATTGTCAATAGCAATATCAGGTGGTCTTGGAGCGTTGGGTTCTGATAGAGTATCTAGTGCTATGAGAGGTGGTGTTGAAGGAGGACTTCCAGAAGGAATGAGTCCTGGAGAATCAATGGCAAAATTTGGAACACCTGATGGTCCTCAAGTAGGATTTTTACAAGGTGCAGAAAATGTGGGTAGAGAAGGAATAGCAAGTTTATCTGATATGGTTACAGGTGGTAGAGAAGACTTAGTTAATATTGGAAAAAATCCTGCAAGGTTATTTACTAAACCAGGAGCTAAAGAAGCAGCAAAAGCTTTAGGACCAACAGTTAGTTTTGGTACAGGTGATGTAGCACGTGAAGCCGCAATAGATATACAAAATCAACAAGCCGCATTAGATGCACAAGAAGCAGCAGAAATAGAAGCAACAACTACAGCTAATGAATCAGAACGAGCAGATTTACAAATGACATTTATGAGACAAGCAAATGTACCTGAAGAAACTGTAAAAGAAACATTAGAAATGAATGATCTAGGTGAGTATTATACACCACCTACAGAGTCAGCAGCTAATGGTGGAATCATTGGACTTAAGGAAGGTGGTATGTTAAACTTCGGTGGTAGAGAAATGGATTTAAGAACTGGTGGATTTGTACCCATTGGTAAAAAAGAAAGAGCAGATGACGTACCTGC